GATCATGGATTTGTTTCCGGTGCGAATTAAGGACAGAGAAGATAAGAATCATTAACCCGCCAAAATTTTAAATTATGGGAATGTATGACGATTTAATTGTTCACAGCAAACACCTGCCTAAAGAAACGGCTACGGCGACGGCGACGGCTACGGCGACGGCGACGGCGACGGCTACGGCGAAGGCGACAGCAACGGCGACGGATCATCTAAAATCTAAACAGAAATTCAGAAAATGTATAAATTGTATAGTGAGTTATGATGAGCATTGAAATTCACCTGTTACGAAAGAGGCAAGTAAACAGAGCAAGACAACTTGAATTTGCAATGGGTTACAGGAATGTATCACAGACAGAACTTGCAAAAAATGTAAAAGGATTGACACAGCCGAAACTATCTAAATTCTTAAAAGGGGTTTCAGAACTTCCTGATAACATTTTAAAAGAATGCATGATTTATCTTGATTTCCCTTTTGAATTTTTGGACATAACTATTCATAACGTTTCAACCACACATAAACTATGACACTATCCCACCTCCTAATAATCGCCTTATTCGTATTCGTACTCGGAATGCTTATTCACTCGATCATGGATTTGTTTCCGGTACGAATTAAGGACAGAGAAGATAAGAATCATTAACCCGCCGAAATTTTAAATTATGGGAATGTATGACGATTTGATTGTTCACAGCAAACACCTGCCTGAAGAAATAAAAAAATACCAAAAAGGATGGCAAACAAAATCACATGAATGTTATTTAAATTTGCTTGAAATAACTGAAAGTGGTGAATTATATGTAACAGATACTTGGGCTAATCCTAATAAAAAGGAAAAAGATAATTTAACTGGCGAAATTGAATTTTACCAAGACATAATGGATATTTGGTATTGCTTTATAGCACTATTTAAGGAAGGTAAACTTATTCATATAACACAAATAGAACCTATTGATTAACCCGCCGCAAGGCACAAAAAAACAGATATGAAATACCTAATCCTCCTAACCGCGCTAATATTTATAAGCGCATACCGTCCGCTCGCAACTCCAGCAAATACCCGCCACGGTGCAAAAATCCCTACCCACGTCACCAAGTACATAAAACGCTTTCTGCCGACCGCAAAAAACGAGGCTGACCGTTTTAATATACCTGTATCAATAAAGCTCGCTCAGGGCATTTTAGAGAGCAATGCGGGCAGGTCTGAACTCAGCCGAAGACATAACAATCACTTCGGCATAAAATATCGTGGAACTGGCAAATATGCAGTTTACCGTGACGATTCGCCCCGCGACCGTTTTCAGGTTTTTAAGTCTGCTTGGTACAGTTACCGCGCGCATTCTAAATTACTGACGTCAGACCGATACAAACACCTGACAAAACTCAACCGACTGCAATATAAAAAATGGGCATACGGCCTTAAAAAAGCAGGATACGCAACCGCTCCGAAATATGCCGAAAGTCTGATTGCTGTTATCGAAAAGTATCAGTTGTGGAAATATGATGTAAAATTTTTTAATTGATATGCAGCCACTAAACTACTTACACGAGCTAAACTATTGGATGTATCAGGCTTTCATGGAAGAAAAGGCCGACCGCCAAAAAAGCTGGAAAAACTACGACAGAAATTTATTATTTTTACACCTTAGAAAACTTAGCCGCCGCGCATGAAACAATACCACAACCTACTAAGAACAATACTTACATCAGGCATAGAAAAAACGGACAGGACCGGAACGGGAACAAAATCTATTTTCGGTTATCAGATGCGATTTGACCTATCCGACGGATTTCCCCTGATTACTACAAAAAAAATTCATATCAAATCGGTTATTCATGAACTGCTTTGGTTTTTATCAGGCGAAACAAATACAAAATACTTGACCGATAACAAAGTAACAATTTGGAACGAATGGGCCGACGCTTACGGGAATTTAGGACCTGTTTACGGGCATCAGTGGCGGAATTGGAATAGCGAAGGCATAGATCAAATTAAAAACGTAATTGAGCAGATAAAAACAAATCCTGACAGCCGCCGCCTAATCGTTTCGGCTTGGAATCCGTCTCAACTGCCTGAAATGGCTCTGCCGCCTTGTCACGCTTTTTTTCAATTCTATGTCGCTAACGGAAAACTGTCCTGCCAAATGTACCAACGCTCAGCAGATGTATTCTTAGGCGTACCGTTTAATATTGCCTCATACGCACTTCTGACAATGATGATAGCACAGGTTACAGGACTACAGGCAGGTGAATTTGTGCATACGTTAGGTGATGCGCACCTTTACAATAATCACATCGAACAGGCGAGTTTGCAGCTAACCCGCGAACCTAAGTATTTGCCTAAAATGCTGCTGAATCCTGAAATTAAAGACATTTTCGATTTCAAGTACGAAGACTTTGCCTTATTAAATTATTATCCTCACCCTCACATAAAAGCAGAAGTATGTATCTAACATTCAGACAGGCATTAGAGCGAATTTCGCCCGAACATATCGACACACCTAATTACGCTCAAGTAAGAATCAATCAGATGATTAAGGCCGGCGATTTAAAAGAAGTCGAAAACCCGAAAATATACTGCAAGGTTAAGAATAATTTCGTACCTTTGGATATCAAAACCGAGCGTTTAGTGACTTCCGAATCTGTTGAAAAATACGTAAACCGAAACTACAAACGAAAAGGTAAAACAATACTTGCTAAATTTTCTGACGGCAGTACAATGAAATTCACACACGTAAAAGCAGCCTTAGAGCATTTTGGAATCAGCCGTAATAAGCTTGTCAGAATGGCAAAATCTAACAAGTCCGAACGGCTTAATGATCAACTCGTAAAACTTAAATATGTATGAATCAGAATGAAAAAATCGTAAAAGAAACCCTAATTGCTGAAGGGTTTACACCACAAGCAGCAGCCGCAGTGATGGGAGTTGTCGGAGGTGAAACAGCATTCAAAAACCTAAAAGAGGCAAGTTATCGAAACACAAATAATGCCCGCATCCGTGCTATTTTCGGTCGGCTGTCAAATCATACTGACGCACAGTTAAACGAACTTAAAAAGTCAGATGAGGCGTTTTTCAATGCTGTGTACGGAGGCATTTACGGAAATAGCCCTACAGAAGGATGGAAGTATGTCGGCAGAGGTTTTAACGGCATTACATTTAAAGCAAATTATATTTCTGCTGCAAAATGTACCGGAATTGACTTCGTAAATCAGCCCGAACTTTTAGAACAGCCTGAATTTGCGGCAAAAGCATTAGCCTGCTATTTCAAAGCTGTTAAGGCATTTACAGAATTTGAGCCTGCATTTCAGGAAGCATACAGACAAAATGCAGGCGTAGGCAAATCGTTTGCTTTTTATGACGCTTCAAAAAATCCTGTTCACGTTGAAGGCATACCACGAAAACGAAATAAGGGCCTTAAATATTTGGAGGAATTCGGAGTATGAGGTGCGTTCCAGAAGCGGTAAACGTATTATTTCCTGAGCTTGACCTGACGGAATTTAAAGCCCGTCCGTCAGGTTACGCATTAGGCGATATACAGCGAATGTTACCGCCTGAATTTACACTATGGCCGATTTACGTAAATCATGCCGAAAAGCTCAGAAACGCAAATTTGATTAAGGTTATACCGTTTACCGAAAATAGAATACCACTGTTTTTGCTCAGTAAAACGCACTGCGTATGCGGATTTTGGTCAAGATCCGAAATTCAGATAATCGACGGCGGAAAATCTACTTATTACGATGCTGAGGAATATTTCAACAGGCATAAAATATATCAAGCTTCCGCTGTAACCGACTTTGAAACTTATAATTTGTTAACCTTAAAACGTGTATTCGGATAAAAAAACCGCTACCCTTACGAGCAGCGGCCAAACACATGACAGAACAACAAACAACAGATCATTTAGCCGATTCTTCCGAGTCGGCTTTTTCTTTTTTAAACATCTGCTTAGGATCTGGAATAAAGCCTTTGAAATATCCGATTATGTTAACGCCTGTAGTCTGTGAAACGTTTTCCCAAATTGATTTTAATTCAATGCCACAGATAAACAATGCCACATAATACGCTAAAGTAATATCTAATGTAAACATCCACGTAAAAACCTGACTGCTGACAATCGCGATGCTGTAGTCATTAAATTTAGATACTGAACGTCTGAACCCGCCTGAGTTAATCTGCTGCTTTAAGGCTTTTGCTTTTCGTGTGCCGGTAATAAAATCAGCCGCTAAAAGGATAACAAGCCCCATTATCAGCGGTTTCAGTATATTTAACTGAGTGACAATTTCAGGCAAATGTTTTTCAATAAAATTAGCCGTATCAACGACCGTTTTAACAGAATCAGGATTCATGACATTTAAGGAGTTAGGTTAGGTTAATGTATCGGGATAATACCACTGCCGAAGGTGCGCCGACAAAAATCCACCACCAAGGAAGCGGCACAAAGATAATAAAAAAAATGAACATTATCAGACTGACCCACGTGCTAAAGCAGATCGGACAGGCCCCTAAGCCAGAATACATATTCAATTTTTTATTATTTTCGACGTCATTAAAAACAGCGTCAACACGTTGCAAATATTCGTAATAAACTAATTTCGCCTGTTCTTCTGTTTTATTTTCTAAATCTTCGCTCAATTTTTTATCTGCGAGTTTTTTCCACTGCAAATAATCTGCCCAAACCCTGCTGTGTTCCTTTTCTTCAAACGCTAAATACTTCTTAGATATCCACTTCCCGTAATCCGAAAATATACGCCCTGTATAATATTCGCCCTGAATAGGTGAACCGATACAGTAATGCAAAAAACGACAAACCGCCGCTGTAATGATAATTAAAAGTGTTGCTGTTCCCATTTTAAAAGTTTATTGTTTCTGTTCTTGTAAATTTCCCGCATCTTGAAAACGTGTGCAGATACGCCGTTCTGTTTGCGAAATAACCTTCTGAATGATGCCACTTATCTGAATGCGAAACCGAGCGCAAAAACATAGCCTTAACTCCTCTCAAATCGTGCGTCTGTTCGTGATGAATATCGCCAAAAATCGCATATCGGAATTTATGATCTGCCCAGAGTTCAGGTTCTTCCGTTGCCATAATATTCGGTATCTCCCTGATTTTATTCTTAACTCTGTCACCGTGCGCAAGCATAAACAAATTATGCCCAAAACTCAGATATTTTCTGTATCTGCGGTCTGCATAAACCCGAACTTTAGGATTATTCCTGTAAATCGTTTCAATAACAGAGCCTAAAAGATACTCTAAATCTTCTGCATGATTTCCGGCAATGATCGGAATATGAACAACGTCTGAAACTTCGGCAGCCTTATCAATACATTCTAAAATCAAATTCAGTCCGATACTGAACGCATCAATAAAATTTATGCTTGAATCCTGCGGAGTTCCTTTTTTTGTTGTCGAACGTGAATCGTTTACGTTAAAAAAATCATTTCCGACAGGGAAGATAATTTCTTTCGGATTTTCGGCCCGATCTAACAGATAATCAAATGCCGCAGTAAACTGACACACTTTGTCTACTATTTCAGCCTGCTCGCCTGTTTCGGTATACCTTGTGACTTTGTCTATATGCGCATCAAAGATATTTATCATTGCGACATAATCGCCCGTATTTTCAATTCTTTTAGCTATTTTAGGCCTTATCTGTGCTTTCAGGCCCGTTTCTATAGCTTTCAGAATATCATCGGCAGAAACGTCCGTTTTTTGCTTAAACTTACACCTTACCGAAAATAACTGCTTTCCGTCTTCTTTCTGCTGCCACGTCGAAACTCTAAACGATATTATTTCCCACTGATTCGTATCTATCTTGCAGGCCTGAATTAACTTTTCCTTCGTGTTTATCGTTGTGGCGTTAATCTCATACTCTAATCCGTCAGCAGTCTCAGTTACCGTGCTATTCTGAATATCAGACTTAACAAAATTCAGTATTCCCGTTTTTCGGGCCTGCTCAATAAGTTCTATCCAAGCTCTGCGCTCAGCCTCGTTTTTGTGGTAAAGTTTAGGTCTAAGCACTGTTTAAACGGTTTTTAGTACGATTCGATAAGATACCTTACAAACAAGATTATTTGCAGAACTGAAAGTAATTCGGGGCATAATATCAGTTTGCGGCGGGATTCTTACAAGGTAGTCTATATCATCAAAATAAAGCTGATTAGAATTGTATTCGTGCGGGAATCGATAACGCGGCGATTCTGAAAGCGGATCATAATAAAAATACCCGTCACACTGACCTGCCGTATTTGAACGCAGATTTGTAGTAATACGGTCTATGTAAGCATATGCTGAAGCAGGTGTAGTATAAGCGGCACAAAAAGACTGAGACAGGCCCGCAAGAATCACACAAAAAATATTGCCCGGCGTTGCAGTATGTCTTATTGTCATTTGCCCTACATTGAATACTTTTGTAGATGCTACAAAATACATAAAATTGCACCGCCAAATATTATGACCGAGCGCATACGTTCCCGCCCCTGCAATTGCTTTAGAACCGAAACTGTAATTTGTATCTGAAGAAGATACTAAATAGGCATAGTAAACCGTGCCTGTATCCGCACCCGCAACAACTAACTCAGCCGCAGCAGGGGCAGCAGGAAAACCCGTATAAGCCCCGCCGCCGTCCCATAGGTCTTCAGGCACAGAACCCGCATCAACATCAAAATTGATACCGTCTTTAATAAAATTATTACGGTTCTGATATAGGCCCTCGCCTACCATCATATTAAAGTCCAAAGGCCGGACAATGATGCTATCAGCGTCTTCCTGAATTACAGATGTAAGACTTGAAGTTAAAGTCTGCTGCTTGCCTAAAAGCGTCTGTAACCGTAAATAAGTCTGAGCGGCCGCCCCGTTTACGTACCGAACCCGCATATACTGCCTCGTAACTGTAACGCGATGGACTTCGTTAACCCCTGCCGCAACCTGATAAGGCAATGATGAATCCCAATTAACATTGTCAGGTGAAAATTCAACGTACAAAGAACCTGCAACGTCTGATTTGCACGCCACAACCACAGACGAATATTTTACAACATCTTCGCTTGTTCCAGTCCACGTTGCCCCCCCGCCTAAAGCTACAGATGTGCTGTTATTTGTACTTACTGTACCTTCGTCAGATACCGTTACTGAACCCGTGACCGTTACGGCGGTCTCAACGGTAAAAAAATCAGCAGACAGAATATCAATCAAATCTGCCGTAGTTCCCGCAAACGCAATACCCGCAGCAGGCAGTACCCGCGTTTCTGTAACATCTGCCGTAATCGCCGTAAAAATCGGATATCCGTTTTGCAGAATTTCAATGCCCGTGCTTAATCCGATTTCACGAATCTGAACCCCTGTACTGTTAAATAGCAGGACCGTATTATCAGAATCGTCCGTTATTCTTACGTTTCCGTTTGTTTCTTTTACAAATTTCATTTGTCTGCTGCGTTTTCGACGTGGTTAGGATCAATTTTATTCAGTAAGTCGGCAAAGAATAGCCCTGTTTTTGTAAGTGTCCCGTTTCGTTTGTTGATGCCTAAAATCTTAGATGTTGTATTGTCGGGACTGCCGAACTTTACACCATCTTTTTTGATCAATGTATCGTTAAATAATTCCGAACAGGCAACATTTCCGAACTGCGATAACCCGACGGCAAACGTTTTAAGAATTGCCCCGACATACAAAAGCGACATTTTTAAAGCACCGTACACTATACCGATAGGATACAAAATAAATGCCGTAAGCAGGCCGACAAAAAACAGAACATACCCGATCATCCCTGAGCGTTTATAAAGTCATTCAGTGCGTTAATGTATTTATCTTTTCGGGCCTGCGTAAAGATTGTATCTGTAGCAGTATTCTGAATAACGGTTAATACCTGCTTCAGCGAACCGAGCGGCAAAATACCCATTACAAGCTGAAATTTCTGAGCTTGCTGTGCTGTTTCTTCTACTGTGAAGGCATAACCGCGAGCCGAGGCAATTGCATCATTGTCGAGCAGGTATTCATTCAGCAGCTCACGACCGAAAGCCTGACGCGCAGAAAGTTTTTCTGCGTCAGTAGGCTGTTTTATCTGCTCGTTTTCATTGGCAAGACTCACGGTAAATCCTTCGCCTAAAATCGGAATAAAATAAGCCTCTGCCGCTGCTAAATCTGCAAAGTTTTTAAGATAGGTCTGCGCCCCGTTTGTAGCTTTGTAAGTTTGCATTTTATACGTTTGATGTCGTTAACAAAATAAATGGCAAATTAGCATTTGCAAAAGTGTCTATAGTTGGAGCTGTTGCGGGCATTGTTGCATTGTAAGCATAAGGAGCGGACATCAAACCTCTGCATAATGGAGCAGTTGTAGTGCTAGAATATCCGAAAACAGGTAAAGCATCTACGGACTGCAAAGCCCTGCAATACATATTTCCTGCATTAGACATTATGCAGTAAAAATAAAGACCGGGTTTTAAATTAACGGGACTTGCAAAATTGTAAGTTTGTACCGCTACTAAATCGCCTGAAAATTCCGTTGTTTGTACTACTTTTGAACCTGGAAGACCGTTACCATTATTTTTATAAATACCGATAACAAATTTAGTTCCTGCGGCTGATGCGTTTGTAACTTCTATTGTTAGGTTTGATATATTTTGTTCGCCGTGCATTTCAAATCCATAAACTAAGAAGTTTTGATCGTTAACCTGAACAATACCCGAAGGAGTGCCGTTGTAGTTAAAGTTATGACCTATGCTTGCACGTCTTGTAAACAGATTGCTATCAACAACCTCATCAATTGCCGCCTGTACATCAGTTGCAACAAGTCCCGAAGTGCTGTTATCGTAGGTTACGGACGCAGCATCAACAGCACCGCCGCCACTAACTACAAAAAAAAAATCAGTCGAAAGCAGCTCAGACAAATCGACACAATTGCCCGAAAACGGAACAGCGGCAGCAGGGACAACCTGTGTACTTGTTACGAGTGCAGGATCAAAATATTCTACCGATCCGTTTTCCTGCTTAACTTTTACAATTCCGTTTTCGTTGCAGTCAATTTCGACAATATCAGGCGAAAGCGAACGGATAAAATCGCCGGAAGTAGTATCATAAATAGCTACATTTCCGTTGTCAAGTTTTACAATATCAATCATTTTTTATTGAGTTATTTTAGTTGTGAATTGAATACAATCATAATCAGTACCGCCCTGATTTATCGAGATTACAGTGCCGTTCGGGTCGATAATCTGACCGACGTATGTGTAAGATTCATTCAGGCTGTCAAGCGTAAATATAACGTTGTCACCTGCTACAATATCAGCCGAATAATAAACCGTACGACGTCCGAATTCAAGCGACAGAATCCACGTTCCTTCATTCGTAAGGTCGGCAACTATGCCCGTATCGATAATTACGGAACAGGCATCAAAACAGCCTAAGTTTAAAGTATTAGTACAGCAGTTACAGCAGGCCATCGGGTTTATATTTTAACAAAATGAAAACGGTTTACATTTCTCTGTATATGTATAATCGAACCTAAGTTCAAAGTCTACAGATACAATCTGCATTAGGTTATTTAGCGTTTTAGGGTCTTTTCCTGTTTCGGACTGATAAACTACCCACGGCAGCAGCTCAGACGTCAGCGGGTACAGTTTCGGACTGACAATGTTATAATTCCACTTTACGCCTGAAAACGAGATATTAAACAGTGCAGCCTTAACAGCATCTAACAAAACTCGCGGATCTGCACACCTATGCTGAAAAACTAATTTAAGGGGAATTCTAACCTCAGATTCAATTCCGCAACTTCCGCGCTTAACGTTCGCGGCCTTACGAGGTTCTGAAAATTGACCGTTAAGACGGATATAAAAATAACCTGTTTTACTATCGTCAAGTCCGACATAATTCCGAAAACCTTTATAATCTACCTGTAATGTTACTACCTGCCCCGCTATATCTTTTACGGCAATGCCAGCACCTGAAATAATCTGCCCTGTATTTGCCGACATTTCAGCAGATACTTGACTAATTATGTAATCTATTATTTCCTGTGCTACTATCATTTCCGTTATGCTAAGTCTAAATCTTCCAAAATTGCTAATAATTCAAGCTGTGCCGCCTCTGTTCCTGCCTGCTGTTCTGATTCCGAAACCGTTGCAATATCCTTTACAAAGTACAATTCCTGCCCGCGCATCCTATCGGCAAGTTCAGGCACAGTATAAGAAACATAAGAAACGCCGCTGACTTCCTGAACTTTTATCGAATTAAACAGCGACCCGCTGAAATTCAAATCTACTGTTCCGTTCTGCCTGCCTGTTAACTGCCTAAGTTCCGCATATCCGTTTGTCAAATACTTAGTTTTGTGCGGATTTCCGTTTTTAAATATTGTCTGTCCGTATTTCCCTGCAGGCTTAATTCCAGAAGTCGCAACGCCTGACAAGTTAGGATTATTCGGATTTATGTAAAACGGATTTACTGAATACTGCCCGATCTGCTGCCCGTCTGTGGTCTGTCCTTCGACAAATATCCGCTGCTTATATTCGGCAATAACCCGAAATGCAGCCGCCTGAGATATTCTGCGAGCTGTTGCGTCATCTGCGATAACTTCGCGCAGTGCCTCAAGTCGGTTTAGTAGCGATTCCATTACTCACACGCATCATGCCACTCCTGTTCCATTTCTTCTAAAACATGAATGACATATTTTTTTAATTGTATTTTAAAATTTACACGACTCATAACAATCAGCCCGGCAACATCGGATACATTCTCAGCCTCGGACGGCAGTTATAACAGAATTTGTCCGTTTCAAGAATCTGAATAATGTTTTCTATTTCGTTATCTAATGCCTCAATACTTGCATTTTCCCATTCTGTTATTTTCACGTTAGCCCACTCGCCGCCGTGCGTTTTAATCAAGTTCAGGCGGTTATTCGGACTAATCCATTCTTTCAAAATCTGTACACCTGTCTGATACAAAACCGCCATGCCTAAACGGTCCAAAAACTGACAGATAATATCAGTATCAACGCAATCTAAGCGCACGCACGCACCTAAATAACCGCTTCCACCTGCCGCGAGTCCGTTCCAACCTGTTACTGCTAAATATTTACTATTGCAAGGCGTGCAATTACTCTGAGAATCGCAGCTGTATAGATAAGGAACAACTGCCGTAGTATCCCACGTGATCAGGATGTAATCAGTGGCAAAAGATTTATTCACAAATACAGTCAGTTCCGTGTCTGCAATTGCCTGAGTAGCTTTAGACCACAAAACATTCCCTAATAAATCGGTAATGTAAATCGTAGTAGCAGCAGTAACGGCAGACTTAAACTTAACCGCATCAACATAAATACGTGACTGTGGCGAATTTAACCACTTCTTTGATACCCGAATACCTCTGTTCAGCGGTGCAGGAATATCAGTCGAGGCCGTAACACTGCACACACCGTATTTGTTCCCGATCTTATTCAAAATAATACCCCTGCTGTTTAGTACAGCTTTGAGCCTTTTTTCAACAATATCAGCCGCAAATCTTACCTTTTCTTCTATCGTTTTCGTTGCGCTCATCAGAACTTCAGACGATACCGCAGCGACATTATCGAGTGTCAAGCCTTCTAAATTCTCCAAATAGTATCCTGATGTGGGAGTAGGAAGGCCGCCCGCATAACATCCGTTAAACGATACGATATAATTGTCAAGGCAAGCAGGGGAGTTCGGTGTAAGCATTTTTATTCTTAATTTAAATCCCCAAATATAACCCCGTACGTCTACGGGGCATTGATTTGGTTAAGTTTTAGCTTATGCCATACTAAAAGTATTAGGCTATTCACTTAAACAGATAACACCTCAAAGTGAGCAGATCTTACGGGATGCCGCGAGGTAACTATTCCTCAGATTTCTTTTTACGGCCGCGTTTCTTAGGTTCTGTTTCTGTTTCTGTTTCGGATTCGGCGAATAATTCAGGTTCTGTCGTTTCAACTGTTTCGACCGTTTCGATAATTTCAGTCTGTACGGCCTTAACTTCGGCAGACTGGCAGAACAGCATACCTTCAGAATAAACGACTGATTCGGGCCAATCCTGTTGCTTTACGGCTTTTTCTACTGCCTTATTTATCGCAGCACTGCCGACTGTCTTTTTTTGAGTCGAATAATCGAACAGATAAACCGTGTTTTCGTCATCTGTCCGCTGAACATTTACATTAGAATTGAATTTCTTAATGATGTTCAGAGCTAATTTTATTTTGTTTGAATAGTTTTTCATGTGTCAGTATTAAAAAAATAAGGGGAGGCGGTTAAACCTCCCCGTAAATTTAAAGAACTACAAGCTCACCGCAAGAATCAGCATTGTAAGTATCTGTGCAGCTTGCGCTGTCAGTAATTACGAGCTGATATGCTCCTGCCTGAGTACCTTCGATAGCATAGAAGTTATCGTATGTACCGTAGATGTCAATTGCACCGATCAGAGATGCGCTCGGCGCACCGTTGAAGGTAGTAGTTGGAGTAGTCCAAGCGAGGTTGGTAATAGTCGCACCGTTAGAAGCGGTAGACGCACTGTAAACGTTGATCAGGTTTTCAGTAGAAACTGTCAGAGCAACGTCAGCACCTGTAGCAGAAACAACAACCACAGAAGTTACAGCCGAAGTAGTGATAATTGCGATATCCATACCTGTAGCACCGTCCCAACCGCCAGAAACGCTATAAACATAGCCCGCAGCAGCAAGAGCAGCCTGTACAGCAGCAATAAAGCCGTTAGCACCTGCCTCAGTTCCTGTATCGAATGTAGCACCTACACTGATAGGCAAACCGTTGATCTGAATTGCTACAGCATCGGCAACGTCAACCGCAGCACCCGCGAACAGCTCAGCTTCAAGGCAGCGAGTATAGAACAGCGCGCGGCAAGGAACGTCGCACTCATCAGCCGAAGTGCAGAACTCAGCCGTTGAAGGAACAGGCGCACCGGCAGAACCGCACGCAGGGGTAATGTCGCAGTAACCAGTATCAGCGCATTTAACTTCGTAAGCGAAAACATCGAGTACGCCGTCAAATTTGCAGTCCTGAGACCAACAAGTAGGCATACCGACAACCGCCCAAGAAGTACGGAACTGAATGTACATTTTAACCTCTTCACCGCAGATTTCATAGCTTACCAAAACATCATGCTCAAGACCCATCCAAGGATCTACAGTAGTTTCACGGAGCTGAGTATCAAACTGCTTCATAAACTGACCTTTGTGCTTAGCGTAGGTAATAACCTGAAGTGCGCCGGGAGCCATAGCCAAAGCGAGGTTATTATTACCGTAAGCAGCAGGAAGGTTAGTATCGTAGTAGATAGCGCGGGTAATGTCAAGCAAAGAAGCATCAAAGCCGAGATCGTTACCGCTTGCGATTGCACGGGCTTTACGATACTGATCAAGCAGAGTACCACCAACGAGGATGAACTGCTGATCGATTTCGGCCTGTTTACGGTCGCTGTCAAGGATAGATTCACCTACTGGGTTAATGCCTAAGCCTGAAGCCATGAACAAAGGCAGGTTTTTGATAGTTACAGGTGCATCGTCGCAGTCGCATTTAACGAAAGAACCGATAAAACCGCCCGTAGCTACTTTTGTTGCTACCTCTTTACCGAGTTTGTTGATGTGATTTCTCAGAACCTCGTTAACATAGCTGTTCTGATAGTCAGCTTTGTTTTCAAGGATGCAACGCAGCAAAGCATCGTCAATGACAACTTTAGGGGAAATAGTCTCATTAGTGATGTAAACCTCATCAACAACAGGTTTGATACCGCTGCCGCCTGTAGGACAGTATTCGAAAGTCTCTACACCTCCTTCGCCTAAACGTGGGAAGAATCTGCGTGTAACTTTGTAAACTTTACCATCACCTTTGTCTACTGCCTGAACATCGCCGAGTTTTACAGCAGAGGCAGATTTGTTAGACTCAGATGTAAGAAGCTGCAAAAGACCGATAGAAGGTGAAGGCATAGAGCGCATTCCGCCGAGATTGTTAAGCGAAATGTCAATTATCTTCCACGCATCGGCCAAATTGATTTGACTCATTGGAATTGAATTTTTAATTTGAAAATGTTTAACCTTATTTTTTAGGCATTTCCACGCTGCCGAATGCGTCTTATTTTTGTTTCCTGTGCAGAAGCACCTTTTTAGTGAGAAGGACAGTGCAAAAATATAGCAAAAAAAAGATACTGTGCAAATTAAAAACTATCAAATAAAAAAACCCGCCGATATAAACCGACGGGCAAACCCTAAAAAACCAAAAAAACAGATGTTAGTAATTTTTCTGTTGCAGATATTTCAAACGTGACGGATGTACGCCGCCTGCTTGCTTCTCATCAATCTTGAATTTAGTCGGCTCTGTTCCCATCGACATTTTGCTGAAAGAATTTTCAGCGGCAACAATTTCAAACAAAGTCTGATATGTCATATTTTCGGTAGGCTTAGCAGGATGTTTTACGCGGCTGTTATCCTTGTTAATCCAAATATTACCGTCCGCATCAATCTCAAGCGAATACCCACGTTCGGACAGTTCAGCCTCAAAGATAGCGCGCATCTGTTTTGCGTTCAGTCGCGGATCTTTGATATCAGAAATAAGGTCATTCCTAACTTTATCGATCTGCTGATTCTTTACAAATTCGCCAAACTTCTGTTGCTCTGCCTGAATAGCCTGCTGCATCAGTATTTCTTTTTCGTTCAGTTTAGCGTTCGCGAGTTCAAGCTGTTGCGTCAACTGCTGCAACTTCTGAGCATCGGCAGAAGTATATTCCTGTTTCAGCCTTTCAAGCATTTCAGCCTGTTGAACTTTCAAATCCGAAATCATATTTTTGAATCTGTCTTTTTTCTCAACAGTTTCATATTTTTTCAGATCAATTCCGAAAGTTTCTGCAATCGTTTTTTCTGCCTTGTTGTAAGCTGAGGCAAAAAGCTCAGTAGTTTTTTCCGTTTCGATCTGCTTAGCGAGTCGCTCGGCTGTCGTTTTTTCGATTTTAGATACATAACCTGTTACGGCGTCATCTACTGTAATCTCGTTTTTCTCGAGTTTTGTAAGAGTTTCGGCATCGAATCCGAGTTTTTCAACAACTGTTTTTAGAAATTCCATATGTGTTTAAAATTAGTTAAGAAACGTGTTTTTTCATTAGTGCCTTAAATTCCTTAAATCCCATCAGCACGGGAAGCTGTACACCTGACTGAAGAATTACGTTCGTAAAAGGCGCACCGTCGGCAAACTGAGAATCGTAATAAGCCTCAACCGCAAAAAGGTTTATATCGCATTCAGAATCGAAATCCTCTGAAAAATCGCCCTTAATTCCCATTCTTTCGAACTGCTCTTCTTTTTCAGCGTCGGTAATTGATAAGCCTAATTTTACGGTTATAAACTTTCCCATTTTGAAATATTTAAAGGTGTGAAAATCAGTTTTTGTTTTTGTTCGCACATCCGCATCCGCGCTTTACAGTAGACTGTTTTGGGGCTGTAGGCGGTGACTGCTCTGCTTTGTATACTGTGCTTAGGTATTCATACTGTCCTGTCTGCTGAGCGTCGTACCACTCGGACGGCGTGAACTCATGTACAGATCCTGTCTGTTTGCTTTTAGCTTTTATGATTAACATTATTCCTGTGTTTTATTTAATCGAATAGGGTATGCAATATGCCTGCAATTGTAACCGCCGCGATTCTGGCAGAAGTTTTCAGGCGTTGTATTTGGTATCATTCCTGTGCCGTTATCGTCTGCCCAGTCTATTTCTGCCTGCAATTCCTCAAACAAAATTACACCTTTTTTCCCGTTTTTATCGTAATTTACCCAACGTTCACACTGCGCGCGGCTGTCTTTTACGATACTGCCGACGTACATAATCGCGGGCATTTTATAAACTTTTCGGACCGCCTCATTAACTATTCCGTCATACTGTAACAGTGCATCCCGTGACGCCTGCAAAACCTGACGCTTTAATATTCCCTGCCTTACGTTCGTAGTCGTCAGCTGCCCCGAAATAGAATTAACAACATCGGTTAAGCTGCTGCCCTGATTTATAGCAATGAACATTTCCTGCTTAAGCGGATTTATGATAGTCTGATTTAATCCGTTACCCTGCATCTGAGCAATAACGTTATTTACCGCCCACTTTTTATACGTGTTCAAAAACGACTTTGTAAGTTTGATTCCGTTCAGTTCGTTGTGGAGTTCCTGTTCATGCTCAGAAACAGCATCGAAGGCAGTCAGATACTCCGATACCATTTCGTTATAACCCGACTGAATCAGATACCGTTCAATTGCCCGCTTAAAGGTAGCTAATCTTTCTGTATTTTTTTTGGATCTTGTCAAATTTCCTGAACTTGTTTCAAATTTTTCTATCCAATCAACTACAGATTTAACGAACTTCGGTTCTACTTTACCGAATCGCTTTTCTAATAATTCTAAGGCCTTGTCGTTTATTCGTTCTGGTGCGTTTAAGTCCATTATGCGTTCGGGTCTGAATTATCATCTGAATTATCGTCTGTGTTATCGTCTGCGTTATCGTCTGCGTTATCGTCTGCGTTATTAAACTGATTCATGTCAACCTCAGGCGGTGTTACGCTCATAGCAGCGTCAAATCTTGGTGCAAGTTCTGCGTCAATGGCTGCCCTGATAGCATCCCAATTATCAGACATAATATCAAAGTTCTTTTCATAATATAGAGTTGTTACAGCGTCAAAAACAAACTGAGCAGCGATACAATCATTTGTAGTAATCTGCCCGCCTGCTAAAAGTGTATTCCGTTCGTCAACCGTATACAGATAAGTACTGTTATACATTGCGCAGATTGCCGCGATTCTGCGGGCTACCTGATCGGAATTGTATCGGCGGTCAACATACGAAATGTATGCCTCAAAACGAATAGCAGTCGGAAGGCCTTTCTGAGACTCTGCAAATTCCTGCATTAGTTCGGTCTCAGACTTCAAGTCAAACGAAATCGGGGCGTTTACCGTAATTTCGGACGTCGTATCCATAAAAACAAGGGCCTGAATGATATTCAGCACATCAGCAAAACGTGCATAAACATCATCGCTAATTTTACCGATTTCGATATATTCAGGCTCTCGGTCAAGTTCCTTAGCTACGCCCGACTGCGCAGAGTTTAAAGATCGGTTTATATTCAAAACCTGCTCAGCTTTTAACAGTGCCGCATCCGATACCGTGCGCGTTTCCTGAATAGAAGAAATGTCAGGACTGAAATAACGGATCGGATCTACAGGCTGCGTATTTTCGCCGAAGTTCTTAGTCGTAGGGTTAAGGTTATAGGCTGCAAGCGGTGAAATGCTCAAAGTTTTACCCGTACCGCCACACGAACGGCACTCGACACCTTCGTCATGCTCGTGATCGTGAACTTTTCCAACGCCGTGGCACTGATTACAGTCAACTCCTTCGACGAACTTAATCGGGAAGCAGGCCGATAACATTACAGATTTGTGCTGATTGTCAAAAATTGCGGCATCATTCAAATAAGGAATTGCCGGACTGAAGTCTGATTTATAAACGGTAAAAGTATTGCCGTAACGGTCATAAATCGGAATACTGCGACCGCCGAGCGTAACCCACGGCATAATACCCGACTTATGCTCATATAATACCGTAAATTCATAATCACCGCCGTTAGAATTTACTTCTGCATAGAACTCATCGGTAACAATGTGATAATAAACAGGATTTTCAATACCTAATACGGCATATTTATTTTTACTTACGCCCTTATATATTAACAGCCGATACTCAGGATCATTAAATACTATCCTATCAGACTGAATCATTTTAAAATCAATATCGACCCGCTGCGAATTATCTACAACGCCTAAGCCTGTCGGCTGAATCAGCAGAACTGCATTAGGGTCTAATACGCGGTGCGGAACAAAAACAGAGAAAAAGAATTTTGTCAGGTCCGAATCTCCGAACTTCTTATTTTTGATATAATCCTGCATCTGTGCAGACTCAAACTTAACTGAGTGCTTAGCGTTCGATAATAAACGATGTAGCTCAGTTATTGCCTTAACTAACGGTGACTCGGTCTTAGGCTGATAGGTTTCTTTTCTGTAGTTCAGAATCTTAGCTTCCTCATTCGGGAATGCTTTTTCAAGTGCAGGCGGGACCTGTCCGTAAAAGTGCGGCTTAATAGACTCGTATATCCTTTTCCATTCAGCCTTATACGGATGCTGTGGCGGGTTAAGTACGGTAGTATTTAGCTCTGCAAGAAAATTGAAAAAATCCTGAACGTTCATTTATTTTGATTTTAAAGTTGGGGCGGCGTAGCGATACCGCCCCTAACGGTCCTAAAGCGGGTCGTTTCAGCTCAGCTGATCGTTTCCCTTAGTTCTAAGGCGTTACAGTAATCTGAAGCGACCCTGTTATGCCTGAATTATCGTTCGCAGTTGCTACGACTGTAACAGTTCCCGCGCCTGTACCTGTCAGAAGACCTGTACCGTTGATAGTAGCTGTACCGCTGCCCGCAACGACTGACCACGTTACAGAAGAATCTGTGGCATTAGTCGGAAGAACAGTAGCGATCATTTGCAGAGTCGCACCGTTGGCAACTGTAACCGCGCCGCCTGTACCTGTTACAACAATTGAAGTTACCCAACAAACGTTGTAAGCTTGAGTAAGTAGGAATGAAAGCTGCTGCTGACTGAATGATCCGATTTGCTCATCGTAACGGAACTCAATTGTCCAATATGAATCATCTTCGTTAGTTTCGGCAATTTGGAAAAATGTTCTAACTGCTACGTTAGAGAACCATCCCAAAAAACGACCGTCACAAGTAACAAATCCGAATTCGTAGCCCGCAGCATTAGCAGGAACGGCAAGGAAATTGTACAGTGCATCAATTGAAAAAGTAGCATCGTTTTCGGCATCGGTCAGAGACACAACGCGAGATTGTTTGACTACTTCTTCCTGTCCGCAGCTGCCACGTTTTTTAGTCGTGAATTCAGGAGCAGTCAAACCGCCGGAAATACGGCTACCGTTCACACGACCGAAAACGTCTTTGTTTTCAATTGCCGTAACCCATTCTGCGTCATCGGTAATATCTACGAACTCGTAGCTACATTTTTTAGCGTACCAACCTGCAATACCGCCGCCGTAAACAGTCGAATCGCACGGATCGCAAAGGTAATTAGGCACGTTCTCATCATCCGTGCAAGGCGGGCAAATCCCGAATACACCGACAAAAGCCTGAATAAATACAAAATTATCTCTCATTAGATATTTTTTTTATGAATGAATAATTAGCTGTCCTGCTCACTATCCACAAGTCCGATTATCAATCGAACACTTTTTATTAAAAGTCAAGTCTAACAGAAACATTTTCGACGTCTCAGGCTTAGAATCATAACTGAAATTCTGATACTGTATGCCGTCAACCGTTACCGCGTTCCCTCTCACAGTCTGCGCTAAACGTTTGATGAAATAAGGCGGCACAACGCCCGAAATAATGCCGTAGTTTTCTGTTATATCTTTCTTAATAACTACATTTCTATCATTCTCTGTGACCGATTCCGATTCCCCGAAAAACTCTACTTCGCCTTCAATCCGCATTGAATTGTAAAACGCTGCATTGCCTAAGCCTAAAGTATTAGTCAACTGCCCGTAATAATTGCCGTTGCAGTCATAATTCGGATAAGTAGATTCAATTAAGGCAGTACCGATACCGCCACAGTTCGCGACCTCTTTATAATATTCTGTGTACAGTGTACGTTCAACCACAGGCGCGCCAGAATCTCTGTAATAAGTTATTTTCAGCCTGAAACATTCTAAGCCTGTAGGAAAAAGGCCCGTATTCACAAACCACGTCTGAATGCTGCCCGTTTCTACGGAATAACCGACCCAATACACTTCGCAAAAATCGTCAATATATTCCGATACCGTCACCCCGCAGCAGTCCTGTAATTCTACTTTAACGTAATGCGTAGCCGAAACAGAAGTCTGAAAACCTGCCGTAATTACATCTGTAGGTACATTGTAATTATCTGCAAACTGAGTTTGGAACGGAATAATATCCCCAGCAACATACGGCGCATAAAACGCAGAGGCAGAACCGCATAAATTACAGTTCCAGCCGTCCGTTTCATCTGATAAAAAGCCCGGCGGCAGAATCGGACAGGCATACCGAATCGGTACAGGCTGCCGAAATGCGTACGTAAGCGAGTTTTCAGGCGTATATATTACAGGATATTGAATTAGCATAGTGCAAAAGTACGGATAAAAAAAGACGCTTAAAAAAATATTTTTTAATATTTATAGTAAAAAAGTTTGCAGATATGAAATTAAGTATTACCTTTGATACAACAAAAAACGAAAACATATGAGAAACGTACACAAAACATTCAACTACTGCGGAATTGACTTTGAAATTATCTATTCAGGTGTTTATGTTCCGTCTATCAAAATCATTGCCGTATCAAATCAAGGCTTTATGAACTGCACACTTGAAACGGGCTTTGATTCTTTCGGCAGTGCGGTCTATGCCTTTGAGCAGAACAAAGACTACTACATCAAAAAACTTAAAAAAACGCCCGGCTTTTTATGCACTACACCCTAACCGCTACCCGCATAGAAATTCGATCAGGTTCGGTCCTGATAGCATTTATAGAGCCTGCATATTTTGATCATTATCCTTACTTTAAAAACTTATTTGATAATTATGTTTTTTAAAAAATTCGGCGTAAATCAGCGCACACACTTTCTGCAAGGTTGGAAAAAGATTATCCACATCGGCTACCTTAAAGGCCGATTCTACTTAACAGTTTTTGAAAACAATAAGCCTGTATCGGGCCGAACTTTCAAAACTTGGGACGAATGCAATAATTACATCATTAAACTTTCTGAGGCACTATGACAAACACAATCCACAGAGCTGTAATTTACTTCGAACTTTTCGACGATTACGAACGCGAAATTAAAATTGAGGCAATCGCTAAATTCTACGAACCTGAATATTATCGCGGCGAACTTGAAACTGACGGCGAATGGCATATTTTAGACGTTTATTCCGACGGTGTAAAAACCGAGATCGAACAAATCGCCCCGAAGTTGCTAAGTTGGAACGGACGCGAAGAACAAAGAATGACATCCGACGAGCTTACTTATAAAATACTATACAGACTTAATAATCCGATTGAATTACCATTTTAAAAAATACGATTATGAAACGCATTAAAACAACAGCAAAAAAAGCAGCATCAAATAATTTAATCAACGAAGGAGATTATATATTCGTAAAATGCAAAGTTTTAAAAATTGAAAATATAGGTGAACAACCTATTAAAGTTGAATTAGATGGAATTTCTTATAGTAGAGAATATTGGATACTTGACGAAAATGAAATCATAATCACCAAACCAAAGCCGATTGATTTTAGTGTTGAGGGGAGGATATTGAAATGTGGTAAAGAGATTGTAAAAACAACAGGGTATCAAATGTCGCAATATTTTTTTTCAGCTATATTAATACAAGGGCCTTATCACAAAAAAGGCGAATGTTCAAATAAATGGGAAGTGCACCATAATTGGACCGACATAACCGATACGTACAGCGCATAAAAAACGAAGCCCCCGAATAATCGAGGGCTTTTTTTTATCCTAAATCCGTGCATTCGTATGCGTTAGAACCCCAACTTATCGGCGGCGTATTTATAGCCTGTAAAGTTATCGGAACTCGTAAGGTATGCGAAATTAAATGATTGCCTGAACCTGAATCGAATACGGCATCAATTCGCATTTCGTAGTATACTGTAGCTTGCGGGGCAATTGCTGAACAGGCTAAAGTATCATTCGGAATAACGTTTGTGCTGTACAGATTCGTACCGACTACATTACCGTTAATATCAACAACACGATTATAAACAACCGTAACGCCGGAAACATAATCAGGATGCGCGATTATTTCATTGACAAAATTAGCACACGCAGCACCGACCGCCCAAAACGGCGCAGCAGAAGGACGGACGGATGTAATTACAATATTCTGCACTAATCCGAGCGGACAATAATCAGGGAACTGCTCAAATGCTATAGCAGTAACCCAATACCGCTGCCCCTGCGTTAACTGCTGACAGTTTATGCGGAATACTGCGTAATCATCACCACCGAACGAAATATCTACATTATCCAACTTTCCGCTTACGGCCTGTGACATCTGTATAACGGTCGGCATCCAGTCTTCTTCTTCTTCAATCGCTGCGGGGTTTGTTTCGCCTGATTCGTTAGCAGGGTAAATCGTAGCGACTAAGTTAATCGAACCTGTAAAGGCAGGATCTTTTTCTACTTCGGCAATAATCTGATCAGCGTCACAAATATCTATAATTTCCTGCTTAGTTCCTGCTAAGTATAAATCAAGATCATAGAAACGGACCGCAAGCAGTTTAGGTGCTACAGCGTCGTTCTCAAAATCTGATACATTCAAAACTTGAGTAAATGTTATCTGATTGAACTGAGTAGATCCGCCTACAGTTACAGGCTGATTGAATGACAAAGTCCAAACAATATCCGTCGTGCTGCCTGCATATTCTTCAGATATTCTGAATATTGCCTCAAGTCTTAACGTCGTTGCATCGTTGGTGATTAGCGACATATCCGCTGTTAAAACCTGATTAGAATTAGGCGGTGTGAGTGTATTCGGAATATAGCCCTGAACTTGATTAACTGCGCCCGGCACATCCGTCAGTTTGCAGATAACCCCAAATAGGCAGTCATCAAAGTCGGCCGTAATGCCTAAGGCGAGCAGTGCAGCCTCATAACTTGCCTTATCTACTTCTATACTTGCCTTTATGCGTTGGTGCGGGGCAACTGTCAGCTCGTTTCCGCTGTATTCTTTGTTGTACGTACTCAAATAGCCCGTAATCGTTGGCAGAACAGGCGCAACATATGAGGCGGTCAATTCAGGGCTGATGTGCGTTGTTACGTATTCAGGATTTATCGAATCGTAAATATTTATAATTAGGTAATAACTGCCGTTCAGCTGTATTTTTGTGCCGTCAATCATGAATTGCACTTCTACGTCGTCAGGATTCGGCACATCTTCAAACCAATCAGACGGGGCATAAATAGCGTTATCAAGCTGAGCGGGAATGACTGCGCCCTGATTTACTAAGGCATCAGATAAGTCATATTCTGTAACAAAATCGTTTAGCTGTGTCACGGCATCAACTCTGAGCAGTAACGCCCGAACCTTAAAAACAGGGTCATTACCGACTGAACCTGTGTAAGCGTCGCCAGAAAGCAGAACCCTAACAGAATTCATTTCACCGACTGCGAGCTGATTATTTGTAACCGTGAAAATACTCCGAACGTCTGTACCTGCTGTAGTCTGTGCGCCTGTTGCCGTGACGTCGGTCAATGTCGGAAGACCTGCGGCAAGCTGAGAAGCTGAAGTAATTTCGATTTCGGAAATATACCGCATTCCTGTTGTTGCCCCTGCATAGTCCGAATTAAACCACCTTGCACGGACGGGAATATTTAAAAATCGTGATGATCCTATAGGTTCTAACACGTGCTGACCAAATGCGACATAATCGAAAACGTAAGCAGCGCATGATAAATTACGCTGTACTCTGTATGCTGTGTTTGTGCTGCCGTTTGTAAATACGCCTGAAGTTGCGGCAGAAATAAGGCGGTTTATATTCGGAACTGACAGATTATTGATAAACTTTTGCAGGTCCATCGTCACATAAAAATAGAAATCTATCGTTGCCTCAGTCGCTGCTAAATTTATAGACATATAACATTCGTAGTTCTGCTGTGTCGCTGAGGCAGCATTTAAAACGCACAGAGTCGGAGTAGTTGTTAATACGCCGTTAGACTCATATCCGAACTGCCACGCATTTAAGTCGGCCTGATTCGTAAACAAGGCAGGATTAAACCTAAGCAGTTTATTTGTAAAGCTGTCAGGTCCTGATGCGTCAATCGTAAGGGTTAGTTTTATCCTGTTACCGATTGCAAAAACGTCGGACAGTACCGGAATAGTCGCAGCTGTGAAACTATCTATTGCCTGAATAGTAGTGTTATTTACGTCGACATGGTCAAGTTGTATATTACCGTAAGCGTAGGGCATTTTATATAAGTCCTGAAATCGTTAAAGAATTATTATTCGTATCGTATGTAATTTCCTGAATTTCTACTTGTCCTTCAGGCAGTGTTATGTACTTATCAACTGACAAACCGCGCAATAAGTCACAGTCTGCGGTTATTGATATTGTTACTTTTCGGGTTTTTACCGTTGTAGCTTGCGGATCGTCTATTTCAAATAATCGCTGATAAGCTGTGTCGTATTGTGCCCCGCCTGCATCGGTAAGCGGCACGGCCTGAACATACCATTTGTAATTATAGGCCCGAAGACCGTTCGACATATAAACGAAATCAGCTACACCGAATCCGCGCTCAAACGTTGTAGGCGTTATATCCTGCCCGACTATCGAAACTAAATTTATCAGCTTAGGAAAACCTGCAACGCCTTTAGATAAAAACATCGCATATTCGTTCTCGGTATTCTGCACAAACGGATAAAACGTTACGTAAAACGGCTTATCTATCGGGTTTACGTCGGGCCGTGCATAATCGAATCTAAACTGCGCTGCCCCTGATGTGAATGTTTTACTGAATAGCCCCGACTGCTGCGGATTGTTGGCAGGATTCCAGTCTATGACCCTATCAGACCAACCGCGTATAACCTCATCACCTGAATTATCTACGCCATCCTTTCCGTAGGTGTATTCGGCATATGCGGCGGGTTTATCGCCTGTAGAATCCCAACAGATAGACAAAACCGAATCAGTCGGCAGAGTCGAAATATCAAACCATTCAGGACCTGCAAAATAATCTTTTCGTTCGATTGTCAGTACCCCGTTAACTACCCGCCAATCTATATTGAACTGTTTAAACCAATCTAAGAACTGTAGTCCGTTTAAGTTCGGTTTGTTATCGTCATAAACGGCAGCCTCTCCGAATCCCTGTTCGCTGTAACCTTTGCCCGGAACATACGGAAAATCAAGTCTGACCGTATTGTTATAATAACCGCTTGGACCAAATAATGATGACTGATATTGCAAATTACAAAGCTTACACAAATTTCTGAACTGAGAATCAACGAACGGCGCAAGGTGACGACGTCCGCATCCTACAATAAAATTACTAAGGTTTTCAAAGATATTTGTATTAAGGCCTGAAAGAACGTTAAGCAGCTGAAAAATAGCAAGAAGCGGGGCAATGACTATAAACAGGAATATGCCTAAAATCATAATTGCTTCCTGTGTTGCGGCAGGTTTTAAGTCATTGCAGTAATACATCCACGGCGCAAATCTAAATTCATCAACGCCGCGAGTTGTCACCGTCTGTTCGCGGTTTTGAATATCCCACGGAAAATGATTCTTAAGGCAGCGTATCGCTTCGGCATCCTGCGAATTGTCGATAATCGTTACTGAAGCCTCGCACGCTGGAACTGTACACCAGCGCACGTCCGCGCCTTCAATTTTTCCCGTAAACAGCAGCCGAGCAGATCCGTCAGTTTCAAGGCAGCATGAATCATATATTTCAACCTGAATAGCTGCCACGTTCGGATTAGGTGCGTCGATTATCTGCTGTTTTACGTAAAGATAGGCATTGTTCGTAACGGTAAGCTCAGGGGCAAAAGAAAATGCAGAGTCGCCCGTTTCAGTTTTTTTTCTGAATACGAACGATGCTGATTCCGTGCCTGCAAAATCGTTTAAATCCTGCTGTATGCCGTCGAAATATATTATTAGGTTTTGCATCCGTGCCGTTTAAAATATTGCAATGTAAAGCAAACATGACCCTAACAGACTAAGACCTGTAACCGCGACTGTTTTCCATGCCTTTTTTCTGCGGACCTCGCCTTTTAGCTCTGATCTTAGGGCTTTGTTAATGTTTTCCGTGTTTGCGTACGTTTTTATGATCTCATTTTGCACATTCAATTGTGCAATATTGGTCGTAATTTGCACATTCTGTTGTGCAATTATGCGCTCAGAATAGTTCAGTAATGCAGTGCACGTATCCGCAGCAGAGGTCAGTTTTTCAGTCTGTGCCTTATAAAATTTCAGGCTGTCAAATCGTGCTGCCGTAAGCTCTGCAAATTCGCGGCTGATGATGAACCCTTCCGGATGCGGTTTAACGTCCTGACAGACGGCCAATAATGGCAGAATCAGTATAATAGTGATAATTGATAACAGGCGGTTTTTCATTTCGGATCTTGTTTAGTTCTGTTGTTAATTTTAGTCTGTCAGCAGTCAGATTCTCAGTCATCAGTTTTATCTGTCGGCTGAGGCTGTCCGATTGCGCTGCTAAGATAAGCATTTTTTTTGATAAACTGTCACGTGTTTTTTTATCGTTATCAGTCACCGTTTTAATGAAACGCTGATTATTACTGACATTCAGCCAAAAAAGCAGTATAAAAAAAATACTGATCATGGCTGTAGGAGAAATATTTTTCATTTTCATAAATTAGTATAAAATAAAACCCCGTTTTTAGGCGGGGCACAATCTATTTCTTTACCATTCCTAAAGCTATAGCGACGGCCTGATCTCTCGGATATCCTTCTTTTATCAGCTTTGAAATATTGTTAGAAATGCAGGTTTTGTCTGACGGTGTGCAATTTTTGTTCAGTGGCATGAAAAAAAAGTTTAAATAAATTATACTATAATAAAATAAAATATTATTTTTGTCTTGTTAAAATATTTAAAATCATAAAAAACCATCATTTATGTACAATTTAGTATTAAGCCCTATTGATCCTAATAAGCTCGCTGACATGATTGCTGAAAAGGTATCCGAAAAGGTATCCGAAAAAATAATAAATGACATTGAAAAAATATTAACTAAACTAAATGAAAAACCTGAAGAAGATAAACTTTTAACAATTTCAGAAGCAGCCGATCTTTTAAAACTTACAGTTCCTACAGTTTATTCTAAAGTTTCAAGAAAAGAGATTCCAGCAATGAAAAACGGAAAAAGATTATTTTTTTCAACTTTAGAACTTTTAAGTTACCTTAGAAAAAGAAAATAATTATAGCCCCAATTAAGGGGCTTTTTTATTTAGCTCGGTTACGTGAAAAATTAGCGCGGTTCAGTCGTTGCTCAACTATTTTAAATATTCCGTTTGCGTTCGCGGTTACGGTTGTGCGTGGCATGAATTTAGGCAGTTCGGTCAGTGCCGCCTCGATTCGCTCTAATCGGTTCTCGAGTCCGCTGTTATCCGTCCCTACATTAACAAACACACCATTTCGGCCTAATTCGCTGCTGAGGCTGATGCGATCCGAAAAAGCATCGAACGCACCTTTTAAACCGTTGCGCTGATAACCTAATGCAAAGCCGTTCAGAATATCAGCAGGTATCTTTCGGTTATGCACTGCTGTCAAAACGTCCCAGTAGTTTGCATTATCATGAGCAGTTATAACCCGTTCGCCTTCGTGCAGTCGTGCCGGAATTGTATCTCGGCCTTTCGGATTGTTGCCCCTTTCAAGATATTCGACACCGTGATAAAATGCGTTACCTGCTGCGGCCCGTGCTGATGCGAAGCCTGCTATTAACGAAGCGAGTGCGGCCGCAATAGTGAAGGCAGATGCAACGCCGCCACCTTCAGCCGCCGCTTTAGCAATTGTTACCGCTGCATTTATCGCTATCTGCACCTGCGCTAATGTTTTTTCACGTTCTACAGCCCGCGCCCGTTCAGCTTCTAACTTTTCTAATCGTTCCTTTTCAAGTTCTAACTGTCTGGCGTTGAAGTTTTCGGAGTTCTGCCTGATATCGTTTAGCGTTTCGCGCGATTTGTCGGCTGCTTTATCGAGCGAAGAAATATAAGATTGAACCTGTGCATTAAGGACCTGAAAAACTGCGTCTGATGCAATTTGTACAGCTTCTGCGGTTGCCTGAACTAACTCTTTTATGCTTAGTCCTATACCTTTAGGATTTAATCCTTCCTCGGTACTTTTTCCAAGTTCTTGAAGTTTTAACTCAAGGTCTTTTATCTGCTTATTAAGTTCAGAAATAGCTAACGGATCAGCCGCAGCAGTCTCATCACGAAGTCGCTTCAAAAATTCTATTCTTATTCTCAGTATTTCCTGATTTGCGATTCGTTCAATCTGTGCACGGCGTTTATCGTAATCTTTGTTTATATTCTCTAGCTGCTCTTTTCGCTTTTTTTCATCAGAGATAGTTTTGTTAGCATACAAAAGCTGCTGATTTCGTTCCTGCTCTAAAGACAAAATATCCATAGCGAGTTCAGTCTCACGGTTATTCTGTCTGTAGTCTGATGCTATTTTTAAATTTGCGGCAAGTTGATTAAGTTCATCATCATACTTTTTCATTGAAACCTCAGCAGCGTATAATTCTTCCTGACGTTTTCTTTCTTTAAGTGCATCCTCGTAAAGTTTGTTCTGTTCCTCTAAGAATTTTTCGATTCCGTCTAACTGATCTTCTAATCTGCGTTTTTGATCTGCTTCGTATTCATCATCGAGCATCTTTTCAAAATCCAACTGCTCTTTTTTCTTTCGCTCTTCTTCTCTTTTTTCGGCTTCTTTTATAGCTTTTATTTTCTGATTTAACTCAACCTGAGCGAGTAATATTTTATCATTTTGGTCCTGAACATTCATGCTCAATTGCTTAGATACTTCATCGAGTGAATCTTGAAGATCATTAACCCTTTTATTATCTGCTGATGATGATGTTTTATTATATGAATCCTGAGCCTCTTTTAATTTTTTTCTTAAATCAGCTTCAATTTTAAGCAGATCATTAAATGTCTGACTTGCCTGTTTTTTAATATTATTTACCTCAACATTATACGCCGCATTTGCACCGGCAATAGTATTACCTAACAGCTTTACTTTTGTATCTGCTAAGCTGCGTTCAAGATCTTCCATAATACGAACTCTATCCTGCTCAATCTTTACAATCTCATTTGCAGTTTCTTCGTATTTCTTTGTCAATTCTTCACGCTGCTTTTTTTCATTTTCGGTAAGATATCCGCGTTTCTTTTCTACCTGCTCTAATTTGTCGAGTTCGGACTGTGCGATATTCAGACGCTCGGCATATCCTAAGGTTTTATCATCAAGCTTTTCCAGTGCAGCAGCAGCCGTGTCAGTTGTGCCTGTAAGCTTTTGAAACCAACCGATAACAGTAGGCAGTACCATCAGTGCAAGGCCTAAAGGATTGAGCGCACCTAACAGACGGAATGCACCTGTAAGCAGACCTGCGGCACGTTTTACGGAATTGATAGCACGTGCGCCGCCTATAAGCTGACCTATAAAACTTTTCTGCTGTCCTGCGGCTTTGCCCGTTTCGACTGCTAATTTTCCGTTAGTCGCGGTAAGTTCCTTAGTAACCGCTGCCCCTGCTTTAGTTTCCTTGTTTAGGTTTTTCTGCGTATTTACTAAAACATTTCGTTTCTGATTCAGCTGCTCAACCCCTTTCGCCTCTGTACTTAGAACAGATACTAATTCTTCCTGTGCAGCGGCTAACTCTTCGGATACATCAGCACCCGACGACATCGCTTCGTTCAGTTCCTCAACTTTAGCAATAGCGGAATCAATTTCAGCAGAAAACTGACCTGAATTAAACTCTAAACTGTAAACGTCTTTTATCTCAGCCATTTTATTACTTATTTTTTATCTGTTTGGCCTGTTGTTCTGCTCTGTCGTTGTCCTTTAAAATCTGTTCTAATGCTGCGTAGTAATCGCACAATAACCAAAATCTAACTTTCTGCATTTCGACCGGATCGCCCTTTGTCAGGATATAATCATTCTCGCGGGCAGTTTCTTTCAGTCGCTGTAGTGCCCGCTGATAATTTACAGGTTGCTTTTTCTTTTTCGCCGTCGGATCTTGTTTTAACAGTCGCGGAAAGTTTAGGCGTTTGTACCGTTCAAACCTTTCAAGATTTGTTCCATACTGTTCAAAAAAAAAGCGCGCAGCTCATCATCGTTTCGTACAGCTTCAAATTTTCGGGCAATTGTTTCGGAATTGATGATATACGGATTTTCACCGTCGATATAGAAGAAGTACATTGCCGCTTCTAAAATCTTATCATCAATGCTGATGTTTTTAAGCCTGAAAAGCAGATCGTTTATGCTGTTCTTTGCGTTCGTGTGAAATTCCTTTAACCTGTCGCGCGTCATATTCTGCCACGGCATATCATCAACCTGTTTTAGAATCTCGGTCATCTTTTCGGTTATCTCAGCTTTACCGACTCCGAAGTCAATCGCTAATAATGATTCTTCAATTCTTTGCGCACGTTCGCGGGTTAAGTATGCAGGGTTTTTCAGAATGTAGAAATTATTATCATTTCGGTCCGTGAAAACTCTTGTTAACTCAATCCGCTGTGCAGTTGTTTCCGGAATATACGTTTTAAGCCACTTCTGATAGTTCCGCTCATTCCGCTCTGCTCTTGTCTGTCGTTTGAATATGTTCATGTCTGTGTTAATTTTTAAACCGCCTCAGATGCTCGACTTCCTGCTGATTCCAATCCTGACGTATCGGATACGTTTCGCGGTCGCTGTTCGGTTTTCTTTTCATGATGTTTGATTACTGTGTTTAAAGCTTTTGAAATAACGCGTGGAGATAGCATCTGATCGCTGTCACCTTGCCGCCAGTCTCGGTATTCTTTCAGGATCTCTATTGCTGTGGTCAGGTCCATTTCCTAAAATTTTATATCCTTACAAAATGTATTCAACAAATATCGGAGATTATCAAGTAAGTCGGCCTGTCTCTCTTCGCCTTTGCCCTTCATGATTCCCCGGCTGTTATCGGCCTTGATTCTTAGAACGTCCATTCTAAGGTTAGGGCATTTGTCCTCGTAAATCTGAAAGTCAGGGCATTTACTGATGATTGTGTTAACCTGAACATAAGAATCAGCATGAAGCGGGTTAGCCTTAGGTACTTTTATTCGGTCAGGCGGGACTTGCAGTTCATCCTGAATGATCTCGTAGTACGTTTTAGGCTGCTTTTGCCGACCGTCGGACCGCTCGCCTGATGCGTCCCCTGTTATCAAAATCGGAACGGTGCAGGGTAATCTCATTTTTATTTCTTCGCCTTCGTACCATGCGCCAATTTTCTTTCCTGTTTCCGAATATATCCATTCCCTGATAGCTTTACAAGTGTCATAAATTGAAGCCTCGCCCTGTTCTATGCTGCCTATTTTGAACTCTTTTACAATGTGAATCCCGTATTTGTACCTTGATGATTCCTGATCCTTAAACGGCAAAACAGTCTTTTTCATGACCGCCGCCGTCATCGGGATTTTGTTAAAGTCAAACGAAATATACAGCTGTTCAGTTTCCCAATTTATTTTCTTTGAAGGCTGAAAAACTTTCTGCTGTAGTGCTTTTTCTTTCAGTACATAAACCCAAGCTTCACCCGAATAATCAACAAAAACAGACTTAAATTCCTGTTCAAATGTCAAACGGTCAAGGTCACGGGCTGCGTCTGCAATTTCAAGCGGGTCAATGTGCGGGTTATCCGTTGTTTCCATTCGGAACGTCATCCAATTTTCTGTGCCTGATTCAGACTGTGGCAAATCTAAATCGCCGTAACAGTTTGTTTCAACACCTCCAGAACGTGCGCCGTTTTGGCAGAGTTTATACCAAAAATTATCTTTTCCTGCTGCCGTGCCGATGAAAAATGCATCACCTTTGTAGTCTGCAAGTGTAGCACGGGCGACTGTTTTCCAATGATGTTCCAAAATGTGCGAAGGTATTTTTTGAGTTTCCTCATAAATGACCCTGTGATATTTTCGACCCCTGCCCTTTTCTTTTCGGCCCTCATCGCCGATACTCCAAACCTCTAAAACGCCGCCGTTTACAAATCTCATAATTTTGGCAGTTTCATCTTTGTGGATGATCAGACCGCCTTCGTTGTACATTCGGAAAGTTTCAACAATTTTAACCCAAGACTGCGCAAAATCCTTAAAGTCATCAACAAAAACCCCGACTAATTTACCCTCAAAAACTGCCGGACTGATCAGCGGCAAAGCTACAGAAACAATCAGTTCAGTCTTACCGAATCGACGGGCGCAAACAATCGCGTTAAACCTTCGGCGGTTCTGTAATATGCGCTGTTGGCCTGAGTGCGGACGGCATAGAGTAACTTTGATTTCACGGGGCATCTGGATACTGAATCGTAATGTTTATGTTTTTATCGTCGGTTGCCTGTTCAGTATTTTCGGTTAATCCGTAATTGTTTTTGAGCATGAATTTAGCCATTTGCGGATCATAAGTCCTATCAAGTCCGCCCTCTACTTTGTTTGCAAATATTTTTTCCTTAGCGCGCGAAATAACGTCAAAAAAACCGTCTCTTTTTGAATAGTTTATCAAAGTTTCACGGTTCGTATCTAAGGCAACTGCAAGACCTTCGACGGTGTACGGCTTAGGCCACGGCTCATCAAATATTTCAACCCCGTCTTTAGTCGGAATGTATTTTTTGCGGGTTCGTTTATCGCATTCGGCAAAGTATCTGTCTATTTTATCCTGCAGCTCTTCAGGACTTTTGAATTTCATCGGTCTTCCCTTTTCCATAATTTGAAATTTTTACTTAGGCAAAGATAAGAAAAAATATTTGAATATTTCAGAGAATTTTAAAAAAAAATACTTGTCGGATTTGTCGGACTCTGTCTAAAAAAAAATCAGACACCGAAACCCCGATTGACACTGCATTACATATATA